CTCTATATAAAGCTCAGCAGCGAGCAAATTAATCCCTTAATATAACACCGGGGAATGCTCGTTGCAAAATCTTCATTACGTGCTGAGATACATTTGTTTCAAAAACGTGAAAATCGATGCTTCTTGACACTGCATCTTTGTTTAACCAATTTAACCATGAACTAGAATTCTGCTCGAGATAGTCAAGAGCTGCATCCCTAACACTAGAGACAAAGTCAGTACTCACACCTATATTAGGAGCAGGTATGAGATCAAGCTCACCAGCTAACCAACGATAAGCATCTTTGTAAGCGGCTATATAGTCGCTGTGCCCAGCAGCCGTGTTTACAATGACCCAAGAATCACAGCGTGTCTTGTGCTCTAATAGGGCGTCTAGTATTTGCGAAATCCTGTCCCTTTGGCCTCTATTTCGAGGCGGGTACTCGTTTCCACCATCCTGTAAATGCTTAGAGTGTTGTAAGAGCGTAATTATCTTTAAAAAATGTGTCTCTCCAGCTTGCTTATCAATTATCGAATTCATACTCTGCCTAAGGGTGAGTCCGAATATTCCTGGTAGGGCGTCCAGCACACCATATGTGTGTTTAGGCGTGATAGCTAGCGGGAATCCATCTGGCCTACGTAGAAACTGTGATGGCCCCTGGCTTCGGACCACGATACCTAGTGCTTCACGTACGTACCTCTGTGCGCATTGAAGAGCGAACCTAAGCGTTATGGGTTTCTTTAGCACAATAACTTTATCAACGAAGCTACCATTTATATACCACTGGTGCACATCGCGTGCATAATTAGCGAGTGAATTACTCAATGCATTCTTTGGGTATCCGCCGGTGATGGCACTGTCAACTAATTCTTTATATATGGCTGCGTTACGTGAGACACCGAATCTGCGTAGGATATTCCAGTCAGCAATATCTGTTTTACTATGCCTAACCAACGATCTAGCTGGGACTGATGGCGTAGCATACCTCGGTTTCGGCACGCTACTCACAAAATGTTTGTATGTGTATATCCCCGCGGGCGAGACCGTATGCAAGCTTAAATTCAGCGCGATCGCGGTCTGCACTTGATGGCTAGGTACGCGTATGATGTTTTCTCCAGAGAATTCTTCCATTAGCGACCTCCTGTTTGACGTGTTACTTCTGATACCTGTTCCTCGTTCTAAGAGAATTACCGCCATAACTTTAAAACATGGTGCGACTGATTGCTTGCTCCAGGTCAATAGTGTTTTACCAGCGGGTGCGTTCAAACTCACAGCTTTAAGATATTCATTAACAGGCCGCCAATTGCCAGAAGTTTTAGCATGTTCTAGGTTCGCCAGGTGTACGTATGTGCTTATCAGTGTATCATGATCAACAAAAACTTCCGGGTATTTCAGGCATAGTGTACTCTTCCCTTCTCCACTAGGAATACATATAGCAGTGCGCGATGCGGGGGTTTGAAGCTTGCGGTATGGAGCTAGCGTATTTGAAATGAGCGTTGTAGCTCCATCCCCGGCCATCGATACACCAATACCACCGAAACAGGAGGGAAGTACGCTCAAGTCTGGGTTAGCAAGTACATGTGTGGCAGTCCCGTTAGCATTTGTGAATACCAAAACACAATGCCGCTTAGCAACAGTGTGCAATAACTTATCTGGTGCGACCCATCCACGCCGTCTCAATTTGGCCCACTGCTCAAAGAAGGTTGCATACCTATCAAAAGGTTTGGTGATAGGTTCACTGAAAAACTCACCATGGATGAAACCCATCATTGCCCTTATAGGATAACCATTGACGGTATAAGTAGCACTGTCATACGATTCGCGTAGGAATTCACCTTTACCAGCTGGTTGTTTATAAGCGACATTGATCTTGTAGACTTGTCCTGCCGAGCCAGTAAGATTAAAGATACTGGCTGCTAAGCTCGCATCAAACATTGACATAGCGTTGAGAAAAGCGTCATCCCCCTGTTTGTCTCCCACCTTGTGTAGAACGGGATGGTTGAAGAGTCGCTTAGCCGTCTCATTGACAATCTGGACGTCGATTTCATTACACATAGTGTTAACAAAAGAAGTGCCCCGTTCCCCACTCTGTAACCCGCGAGCACTTTTAACTATGAGTTCAACGTCGTTGTCAACGAGATAGGTATTAATTCTAGCAGCACATATATACTTAACAGTTTTATCGATATCATTGATGGCTTGTTTGATATTCGAGCCTGTATCTGAGCTACCACCCCTCTCAGCCAATATAGTTCCCGTCGCCTTGTATAACGCAGTCATTATTACATATGTGTGATTAATATTGAAATCTGAGTAATCCCACATAAAGCCAACATGCTCTCTGAGATCAATAAGCCGACGTAATTGGTTCGCGATCTTAACTGTAGCCGAATGGCCAGATGAGTACCAACCGTTAGTATCAATATTTTTATCAAATTGATCGAGGAGATATGCCTGTATAACATAGTATTCAACACTCGTGTTGAGGATACTTCTCAATTTTCCGCTTTCATATTTGATTGCTTTAACTGACCACTGTGTAGGCATTTTGCCTGCTTGTAGTTGTGAGCCTATATTTAATAAGTCTTCAATCTGTTTAGCCGTCAGTGACAGCATTGCACCACGTTTGTTCAACCGCAACCTTTCTTTGATAGGCTCACCCCCTGCTTGGCTGTTTGTTGTCGTCCATGTAATCTTAGCCCCAGGGGCTCCACCACTCGCAGCCCAGTAAAAACGCCTTGAGAACCACTGTCTAAAATTCTCTAAGTTAACCTTCATTTTGATAAGCCTTGAAACGACGTTCGTGGTCATTTTCCGGATATCATCCACGTACTTATCTTCTTCAAATGCTAAGTATTTTAAACCTTGTTGAGACGTGGCGATTGAGACTCGTGCTCGGATAGTGGGGTCAATACTGCGCATCAACACTTCAGCTGGAAAGTCCAATTTCAGTTTCTCACTGCGCCCAATAATTGTATCAAAACCATAGAGCTCTCGACTCCAATCACGATCAAGGTGTGGAGTAAGAGACCTACGGGTATAGAATGGTAAAGCTTCATTGACGCGAATACATGCATGTACTCTCTTCATCAAGCTATGCATCTTGGCAAGTTCCAGTTGAAAAATATATTTACCATTACGGTAAAACCACCAAGCAGCGTCTTCGCCGGCAATACTCAGTTGAGTCAAAAACGTTATACCGAGAACAGTTACCTCTTCCCAATCATTGGAGTCCCTATAATCAAATAAGCGCTGGAGCAGAGGTTGAACAAGCTCTTGTCTACCCAGCAGCCATATATCACGTAATTCACAGAAAACCTTTCCACCTGCGCGCCCTGTAACCTTGGGGTATGCAACTTCAAGTCGGTGTAAAACCTTTTTCTTGTCTAAGGGTTCTTGGTCGATGAAAGCGGTGTAATCAGTATAAGTGTGATCAAGCCAGTCCACATCAAAACAATAAGCAACATGGTCGGTATATATCCTAATTATTAACTTAGGTTTTGACTGGCCGCCATAAATCTGAGAAACCTCAGACGATATGTAATTAAGATCTCTCACTAATAATTCTTCATCGACGACACCCTCTAGAGTAGTTACAGCGAAGTGGGCATTAGTTACCAACACATGCGGCATAATCAGTGACTCGAGGATCCTACCAAATTTATCAGACCACATCCCAGAATCGTTAATATCCCTTGTGCGCTCCAAAAAGTAACCTTTAATCCCAAGCACTGTCAAAAGTCGACTAGCGCAAGAATATTCATCACTATCGATGTTAGGGAAACAATAAAAGTCATTCATTTTAGTATTCTCGCACTGAGCGAGACGGTGTACGCCAGATATAGGTATGGAGAAAACGAGTTCACTAAAATCCCTGTCGGTGTAAGCGGGTAGGGGTGATATAAAACGGTAAACTTCAGGTGGAGTTGGATGTAATATAATATACCCAACGAGTGCTTCAGAAAAATCCATTGGGGCACGGTTCAAATTGAACTTAGCCACAAGTCCCTCAGCATCAATGAAAAAGAGTTCACCGCTCAATTTATAAGTAGCATCTGCCACCGATTCAATCGCCAGTTTAAACCCTGGGTGGTTAAAGCTTTTACAGCGGCTTTTGTTCCAGTAGTTTAAAAAGCATTCATGGAAACGCTCCCAGGCAGCAGAAATATGCGAAGCGTTCCAAACTAGTTTTTTGGCGTGTTAACACTACGCCGGTAATTGTTTGCAATTTGGTCAGTTAGCTTATCGTAAGCTTGACCAGGTGTAGCATCATCTGGTAAATCTGATAAATCGATACCACCTATAGGAGGTGGTCGTATTTGAGTTGCACTATCGTGCAGTTGTTCAGGAGCAAAATCCCCTTCATCAGGAACTTCTTCAACACTAGCTTGCATGTGATCGTAGTCTTTGGCTTCAGCAAAGCGCACTTCCTTCTTGCCAGACTCAGAACCAGGCTTCTTCTGTGAAGATGGAGGTGGGCTAGGACGCCGTGATCCTCCACGCATCTGAGCTCTCTCCCGCTCGAGGTTTGCGAGCACTGCCTGTGCTTTCTGAATAATCTCAGCTTGGCGCTGAGCTTCAGCAGCACTATCATCATTAACGACAACAGGCTCACGGGGTAGAACATTATTCGGGTCGCTACCTTGGATATTGCCACGCTTAATAGGCGGATTGCCTGATATAGCCCCCGACATAGTGGCTGGTTTATTAGCTTGGCCAGGTGACTTGTGAGTATCTGGTGAGGGTGGAGATTTGCCTCGGCCTCTAGGCGCCCAATGATTAGGTTGTGAAAAGGTTGAGAGGGGTTTTGTGTTAGAAACACGGTTCATTTTAACTCGCCTACACTCAGCTAAATATTTGGCGAAATCATCATCAAGCTGTGCCTGAAGCCTGTTAAAATAATTAATCTTATCGAGTATTTTGGGGTCAAGGGGACGATTAACCCTATTCAACAGTTCAGTCGATGTATCACCAACGCTATCACTCTCAGACTGCCCATCAACAGCAGTACTCGGAGCTGAGGCAGAACGTTTAACTTGACCTCCATCAGCTTCCACACCTCCTAGAGAGCCCTTAGCTTCATCGGGTAACTCTGAAGACAAATTAGGGTAGGGACTCGTGTATTCAGCCTGTCCCAGCGTATCTTCATCCTCATCATAATGAGAGGAGTGTTTCCGTGGCATTTGTGGACCCCGAGCGCTCAACAACGAGCGCAGAGCGCTAACTTTGGAATTGGTCCTCTCACGTCCCGCTGTCACCCGGGCGGGCTGCGGTTGTGAGAAGTTCATAGGAGCAGAATCAACAATCGGTATAAAAGGAGTCTGGGCCGGTGCCACCCGTCCGATCCCACGTTGCGCGTCGTAAATTTGCTGACCAACATCAGCAAAAGTCATACCAGCAAAGCGCGATCCAACTTCCCAAATAGTGACCGCATAGTTATTCAGCGAGTCTAGTTCAACGTGAACTCTACTCGGCCTAACAACATTGATCATTAATGATTGGTGAGGGACGCCGGTGCTAGCTTGCCACCAGCGTAGTTTCTCAATATGAGTTAAAGGTGCTGCACCGCGATCGCGAACGGTGACCCCCCAGTTGACCGTTCTGTTTTCACGCATCCGGTAAGAAAAGACAGAGCCCGGCAGTATAAAGTCTGCGAATGGGGTATTAAACGGTGCCATATGAGGAGGTTGATAGCGGTTAGGGGCCATGGGCCTAGAGTGGATGAATTCAGCGTCCCACCATTCAAGAGAGTGTTTGGGAACACCCCCTTGGTATCTAAACTGTCCATTATTACCCTGAGCAGCAAAATGTTGGCCATTATATTCACCGCCACCGTCACCGAGCCAGGATAGGCCAGGATAGGCAGGGAGTTCACGTGCCAACTTAACCCAATCGGTGAACCCTGTAAGCGATTCAACCGGGGCAGGTGACCCTTGAGGCCAACGTACTTTAGAGGTTTCAGCTTCAGGATCATAATAAGGAAGGACTTGGAAAGTGGGGATAGTTTGCATGGCCCAAATCTCTAGATAATGGTTCGCCATGTAAGGTGCACATCTAGCATCCCACCAAGGCACAATCAAGTTCTCCTCCGTAGAGCGAGCAAATGGTGAAGGTGAAAAACCGTATTGCGTGCCCATGGCATTAGCGGTCATAGCAGACCATAAGTTGAGGACATCGGAGTAATACACGCGAAGCCACTTATCACCATGGTTACGCAAATACTGATTGGCTAAGAGAGGGTTAACATACTGTTGCCACTGCATCCCCAGCATATTGGTGACTTTAGACGCCCAGTTCAATGAAACAGCCCTAAAATGAGAAGTTAGAGCCATGGTATGCGTTAACATAGCCGAAGAAGAACGTAGAACTGTTTCAATCTGTGTAGGCACGTTGACAGGAACATAGAACGCGTCAAAGTATCCAGATGCGGTGTTGGGTTTGGGCAGATATAGTGAGAGGTTACCCCCTGAAAGTATGACTTCGCGCCCCGCACGGTCATGAACTCCTGGCATGTCTGAGGCCAGATATCCGATTCCACGATATAGCAGGGAGTCAAAGCATGCAAGGAAGACAGGTAAATCATGACGCATACAGAGCGCCCGAATCGCCGAACCATACATGGCAGAAGACCTGTGGGTAAAAGCGTTATCAATTATCCATTGTTGGTCGGCAGCAGTGGGTAGTGGACTTGAGCCGTGATGCAGGAAAATCCTGCGTACTCCATTAGCGTAGGTGTTGCGCAGCAACATTAAGCAGTAGTCGCGGTTATTATCAGGGTTAGGGGCGTTAGGCCCATCACCGTCGACACGTAAGGTTGGCGTCTGGTCTCTAGCCTGTGGAGCAAGTACACTCACAAGAAGTGCGATCATTTCACGGTCCATCCCTTGCACATCGAGAAATTGTGCACGCCCCGTCAGTAAGTCAGTCTGGCTAGCAGTATCCCACATTGGGGCTTCACCATTCTGGACGGGTAGAGGCTGACCGCCGGGAGCAGGTGGTGCTAAGGCGGGTGGAGTACTGCCAATATGTATAAGTTCAATTCCACATGCGGTGTTATCCACATGGAAACTTATATTTGCGGGGTCAGTTCGCTCCATCTCTTGCTTAACAACAGATGCCAAGTAGCGGGCAGATAGCCTGTAAGCCATCTCAGTGTATGAAGTTTGTTGTGACCAGGAGGCATAACATTGCCTGAAGGTCTGCCAGCGAGGTATGAGGTTGGCTTCCCAACCTGGGATCAATCTCTGACCCCTCGAGCCCATAGCTCTAACATGGGCGCCAACCTCATCAGCTTCTTTAATCCGGCTCTGGCTAGTTAGGTCTCCACGTAGAACGTCAATGATAACATTAAAGGCATCAAGTGCTTCACGCTCAGGGGGAGAGGGCTGAAAGTGTCGAGTATAGTTGCACGGAACAAAGAGATCATCCAGATTGTCTTGTGCAACCGCCCAATGTGAAGTCAGATCTTCATCGAAATGCTGGGGAAGACGAGGGACCGCCAGGTTTTGAGGGAAGTGGCGCACAAAAGAACTAGTGCGCTTAGAAGCAATACTTTTCCGTATCTCGCCGGGGGCAGCATTTCGGTGTCTACTAGTGAGACCTCGAACCCAACTTGTTGGGTAATCAACCATTTGAGAAGGTATTAGGTCAGGACTCCAAGTGCGTGAAAAACCAGGTGAGATGTGGGGAGCAATGAGTCCCGTCATTACCTCGCGTACACCACCAAGAGCCTCAATCGGGTTGGCATTTTGTGAGATAGTAGGTAAAGCCTGTTTCTGCTGTTCACCTCCAATGAGCGTGTCAGGAGGTGCCGCCCTTAAAACGGACATGATGTTGAACCCAACGTGAGAAGGCTCAATATGCAGAACAAAGGTTCCATCTTCCATCACACTCTTTGAAGGCCAGAACTTCATAGTGTGGTGCCGAAACACGCGAGCAGTCCGACCTATGACAGAGAGTACCCTCCCTGTTGTTGACCACCGTGGAGCTAAAGCAAGCACAGAAGGAGCGGCCCACCCAGAAAAGAGGTGTAGGTGGCAACCTCCACTAATACGCCGGATAGATTCATCACACCAGCGGTTAAGAGGCAAATCCTCAGCCTTTAGGTCAACAAATTTTTCATGTACTGGACAATCAGTACAAACAACCCGACCGGGCACGACAATTCGACACTTACAATCTACCCAAGACCCATTATCTAAGCCTTGGGTGCCAGGAAAAGGTTTCTCAAGCGCACCCTTCAACCCGCTCAAATCCGTCTCCTTCTTGGCAGCGGCCCTAGCACGAGCCGTGCCATGTACCCCTGCGTAATGGTCCGGCAGGGGTGGGACTACGTAATCCCAAAAGTTATCCGGCCTAGCCTTACTCCAAGGGAGGTGTTCGAAAAACTCCTCCTGAGTGGCACAAGGTGCCGAGAGCGACGAAAAGAAAGAAGAAATAGAAGATGCAATGAAAAGGGGGGTATTTTGTGAAGAAGCCATTGAGTTTATTGCCATTTGCTAGTTTAGTCGCCTGACCGGATAGACCTCGTGGGTCATCGCACCTTAACCTAAATTAATAGGTGAGCGTTCCGGGACCAGGATAGCTTCCGACCTCTAGAGGTTCGCCCGTATCTACATCTTAAAGCATAGATCGTGGCATGGCATACACCTCATTTGGAAAGCCTAACAATGCTCTTGTGGCTGTTCATGCCAAGAGGCCTCAGTTTTTATTCCCTGAGACAGGTCACTAGAGAGAAAACTACTTAGCCCGTAGGCTTGACAATGGTCCAACCATGGTCTCCGATAACGCACACGCCCGTGTGAGAGTACAGGATTAGTACTCGTACATTACCATAACCAAAATTTATGATGGAGTTGTCACGTAGACTCAGCCTCTAGAGGTTTTCTTAGAATCAATTCCCTTTAATCCAGCACTAAGATGCTGGCACAGATTTTGCTGCGGGTACAGTCATGGAATTTTAGGCCGAAACCTGGGCTTCACATGCTTAACCCAAGCCCAACAGGGCTCAATTTAACGACCACATCCACTGCCAGTTCAGTGTATGCAGTGGTCAAATATCAGGTGAGTGGCATAGCGACCAGTTCATGTTGTTAGAGAGGTTAGAGCTGGTAACCCAACTAATGGAACTTTCGCTTAAGCCTAAGGCCCACTCAGTAATCAGCTGAGCCCCTCATTAAACCCAAGGACGCCAGACCCAAAGAGCAAGTTGGATACTCTGTGGGGGTAAACTGTGCACCCAAAGGGAGGGATCACCATAATGGCCTGGTCTGGGTAGAAAAATACACTAGTTTATTCCCAAGAAAACTAGAGGAGTTTTTTAGAAGGTGAAAAATCGGTAAGAAGATGTGATAGGAGCAGGCGTGTCGTGCCTCAGGGACGCTCGGTTTGTCACGCTACACTTCGCTACTCTGCAGCCGCTACTAGTGCGTAAGCATTTTCGCAGCCCGCGTTTGGCGAGATGAGCGGAGTTCAAAGGCCGAGC